AGCGCTAGACTCAGCAGGACTATAACACTAAGGAGTTAACAGAATGATGAAAGCATGGCAAATCTACTGGGCGATGGAAGAATTGTACCCTGTTTTATGGGCAGCATTGATGGAGGAATACTAATGACTAAACTAGAAGAACTAAAAGCTGCTCGTGATGCTGCTAAGGATGCGGTTTACGTTGCTTCTGATGCTGCTAATGCTGCTGATGATGCTGCTAATGCAGCCTATGATGCTGCCTGTGATGCTTATGCTACTCGTGACACTGCTGCTGCTGATGCTTATGATGCTGCTGATGATGTTTATAAGGCTGCTAAAGCTGCCTATGTTGCTGAACTCAATAAGACAAAGGATCACACAACATGAAGTCTGATCTAATGGCATTCGCAATCGTGGGGGTTTTCCTCTTAGCCCTTGCTGCCGCAGCATCCGCATAGCACACTGCTGCTTATGATGATGCTTATAAGTCTGAACTAGACAAGGAGAATAACCAATGAGTATGTGTGGTGAGAAAGAGAACGTAGAGCATGAGATACACGTTAAGAAATTAGAGTTAGGTGTACTACAAGAGAAGTTAGCCTTGCTTAACTCTTTGATTAACCCTATGACTGATGAGGAGAGACAACGTGCAAAGGAACGAGAACAAGCTAACCGTCACGGCTTCTTGTAAAGATGACCCATGCGATGAGTGGAAACACGTACCATCGAAACCTCTAGATAAGAAAGAAACAGACACATGACTTACACCCTACTTGTTTACTCTAACTTTGCTACCTACCTACTAGGGGTGATCTTTTTCTTGGAGGTGTTTGCTCCGAGTGCAGAGGATAAATCGTACCACTTTGTAGTTACAGCCTTGATCTGGCCTTTCGTTGCAGTTAAGCTGATCCTTAGTAGGCTCACAAACAATGTAGATGAGGGAGATGATGAGCTATGAGATGCCATATTTGTAATGCCATGACACACGGCACTGAGATTTACTGGGAAGAACGATCACAGGACTGGTCGCCTTGCCCACGGTGTGTATCTAAGGTCAAGGAGGCCCAACATGTCGAACTATTCGATGGACTACGAACACAAGAAACACCAGTCATGCCCAAGCTGCGGGAGTAGTGACGGCCTATTCACCTATGAGGATGGCCCTTACTGTCACGTATGTAAGGTTAAGACATTCACAGATGACAATGACAACAACAACCAACTAGAGGAGGTCACTAACACAATGCAACCACTAACATCCGTCAAACCTCTGCCACCTATCACTGGGCAAACCTTAGCCATCTCCTCAAGGGGTTTAGTTAAGGCAGTAGCTGAGAAGTATAAGGCTCTTACATCAGGGGATGAGGTCAAACTTATCTACACCTTGGATGGTAAGCCAACGGGATTCAAGCAACGTAGCCTCTCATCTAAGACTTTCAAGTTCAATGGCAATGCTAAGGCTGACATGTTTGGTCAAGCTGCTTTCTCTAAAGGGGGCAAGTCAGTCACCATTACTGAGGGTGAGTATGATGCAATGGCTGTCTATCAGATGATGTTTATGTCGGAGCCTTGTGTGTCCGTTATCAATGGTGCATCAGGTGCAGTACAGGATTGTAAACGTAACTACGAGTGGCTCGATAGCTTCGATAAGATCAACGTCTGCTTTGATAGTGACAAGGCAGGTCAAGAAGCTGCCCTTGCAGTAGCTGAGTTGTTTGACCCTCGCAAGGTACGCCTTGTCAAGATGACACTGAATGATCCTAATGACTACATCAAACAGAACCGTGAACGTGAGTTCATTGATAGCCACAGGAAGGCTGGACCCTTCACACCTGATGGTATCATAGCTGGCTCTGACATGTATGAGTTGGTATCAACCCCACCTAACTGTGAGAGTGTACCCTACCCCTTCTCAGGTCTGAATGAGATGACTAAGGGGTTACGCACTGGTGAGTTGATTACCTGTGTAGCTGGTACAGGTGTAGGTAAGACACAAGTGATGCGAGAGGTACTGTATAGCCTCATCCAAGCTGACAAGGGGAGTGTAGGCACCCTGTTCCTAGAGGAACCAACAAGGGACACTGGCCTAGGGCTTATGTCTATCCATGCAGGGAAGAAACTGCACCTACCAGATACTGAGTACACACAGGAAGAATTTGATGAAGCTTATGAGGCAACTCTTGGAAGCAACCGTGTCTATCTCTATGATAGTTTTGGTTCTAACACTGTCGAACGTATTGTTAGTATGGTTCGTTATCTGGCTAGATCGTGTGAGTGCAGGTTTATTATCCTAGATCACATCAGTATCGTAGTGTCTGACCATGCTAAGGATGAACGTAAGGCCTTGGATGAGATTGTCACTAAGCTAAAGACCTTGACTATCGAGCTTGACATCTGCCTACTGATGGTGTCACATCTAAGTAGAGACAAGAACCGTAAGCCTCCAGAGGAAGGGGGTACGATTAACCTACAGGACATTCGAGGTAGTGCAGGTATAGCCCAACTGTCCAACATAATCTTAGCCTTGGAACGTAACACACAGGCTGAAGATGAGATTGAACGTAACACTACCAAGGTACGGGTCATTAAGAACCGTTACACAGGTGAGACAGGTGTTGCAGATAGTCTACTGTATAGTAAACACAGTGGACGTTTAACAAGCTACGGAGGATAAGAGCAATGAAGGTAGTATTCGATATTGAGACAGACGGCTTGGATGCTACAGTCATACACGTAATGGTGGCTAAGGAGGTAGGGGTCAAGGGTAACTACATCATCCGAGGCCCTAAGGCTTTCAAGAAGTTTGCTGAAGGTGTAACACATTGGATAGCACAGAATGGTATAGGGTTCGACATCCCAGTTGTTGAGAAACTATGGGGCTACAAGATACCCTTAGCTAAAACAACAGATACCTTGGTGCTATCCCGTCTGTTTAACCCACAACGTAAGGGTGGGCATAGCCTCAAGGCATGGGGTGAACGCCTTGGTGACTTCAAGGATGACTTCAACGACTGGTCACAGTACTCTGAAGAGATGAAGAAATACTGCAAGCAGGATGTTAAGGTCACTGAGCTACTCTATAATGAGTTGATGAAGGAAGGTAAGAACTTTAGTCAGGCAAGTATCAACCTTGAACACATGGTACACTCCATCATGTGTGAACAGGAGGCTAATGGATTTGAGCTTGACATTGATCTTGCACAAGAAATCTATACTGTATGCCTTAAGGAGACTAACCGTATCGAGACTGAGATCAAAGAGTTCATGGTTCCGATAGCTGTACCCATCAAAGAGGTAACAATTAAGTACACTAAGTCAGGTGCTATCTATAGTAACCAACTGCTTGAAGGTCAGGAAGTCTGGGGAAATTATACTAAAATTTTATGGGAAGAGTTCAACCTTGGTTCCCCTACACAGATTAACAAACGTCTTGATCGTCTAGGTTGGAAGCCTACAGTTAAAACTAAGTCAGGTGAGAGCTACAAGGTATGCCCTGAGAACTTAGCTACGATCCCAAGCACGGCCCCACAGGCTGTCTTAGGCTTGAAGGCATGGAAGGTACTGGAGACACGGTGGAAGTTAGCTCAGGAGTGGCTACAGAAGTCTCAAGGGGATGGCAGGGTGCATGGTCAGGTCATTACGACTGGTGCCGTCACTCACAGGGCTGCACACCGTGGCCCCAACATGGCTAACATCCCATCTGTACCTCATGGTGATGGAGGTGTCCTCTGGAAGATGGATGGCAAGTACGCAGCTGAGTGTCGCCAAGTCTTCAAGGTACCTGATGGTAAGTTGTTAGTCGGTACAGATGCAGCTGGTATTCAGCTACGTGTCTTGGCTCACTACATGAATGATCCTGTCTACACTGAGCAGGTCATTGACGGCGACATACACACCTTCAACATGAAGGCACTAGGACGGTACTGTAAGGACAGACCAACGGCTAAGACTTTCATCTATGCCTTCCTACTGGGGGCAGGGGTTGGAAAGATAGCAGAGATACTAGAATGTAATGGTGGACAAGCTAACAAGTCCATGCAAAACTTCTACGAAACGTTGCCTTCACTCAAACGATTAAAGAGTGAGGCATCTAGAGCTGCCAGTATGGGTTGGATGAAAGGTCTTGACGGACGTATCCTATCTATCGGTAGTGAGCACCTAGCTCTATCCGTTTACCTACAGGGTGGAGAGACAGTCATCATGCGTCTAGCTAATGTCTTCTGGCAGAAGCAAGCAAAGAAAGAAGGGATAAACTTTAAACAGTGTGCATGGGTACACGATGAATGGCAGACTGAGGTTGATGCTGACCAAGCAGAAAGACTTGGTGAGATACAGGTTCAGTCTATCAGAGATGCTGGTGATTTCTTTAAACTAAACTGTCCAATGGATGGTGAGGCAAAGATTGGAAGAAACTGGTTAGAAACCCATTGACACCCATAACGAGTCAATGTAATATAGTTAAACGTACTACACACCCTAACAACAACGCCAAAGGAAATACACATGGCCGATAAGAAAATTGTACTGAACAACGTAGAAGTTTGCTGGGCTAAACTACAAGAGCCTGATACTAAGTACCTGTCTGAAGAGCTAGAGTATTCTGTAGCTATCAAGATGACAGATCAGTTGACTGCCTTGATGTCTGACTACAAACTAAACAAGAAAGTTAAGGAAGGTAAGGACTCAACCTTCGATGGTCAACCTCACATTCAAATCAGTATGGACAAACACACACGAGGCGGCTGGACACGTTACGGTACTGTCTACGACGCAGCTGGTAACCCCACTAAAGACTTGGTAGGTAACGGTTCCAAACTAAACCTATTCGTCTCTATTGGAGATAGCCAGTACGGTAACCTAATTAAGCTTGGTCACCTAGACGATATGAATCAAGACACTAAGGAGATGACCTTTGACTTTGGACAAGTTATGGAGTTGGTTAGCTACGAAGCAGGGTCAGCTGTCATTAAACAGGCAGCACAGACAACAGCCTCCGTTGCTGCGGCCCCATCCAAAGAAGTGGAGATTGCATTTGAGTAACGTAACAGTTACTAAACGGGGCGACTACAGGGAGGGCTTGACCTTCCCCGTGGTTGACTTTCACCAGCCCACTAACATCTACACTATTGATGATGGAGGTGAGTACTTCCAGTACCATTACATAGACATCATAGATGAAGGGGAGACCTTAGATACTAAGTACCTAGACTTTCCAGAAGAAGAGGAAGAGGATGTAGTTAACCACCCCTCCCACTACGGGGATGGAAGTATCGAGTGCATTGACTACATGGAAGACAACATGGACCCAGCTATGTTCATGGGCTACCTCGAAGGTAATGTTAAAAAGTACACACACCGTTACCGATACAAGAATGGTGTTGAAGACTTGAAGAAAGCAGGGTGGTATCTAGACTACCTCATCGCAGTAATGGAGAGAGATAAATGACTGACCAACCTAAAGGCATTGATACCTTGATCAAGGATGTCTACTCCGTACTAACTGATGGGTACACTAAGACAGACGACAACGAGAAAGTTATCAGTGCCTTTGGGGATGGGCTAAAAGAATTACTTCGTTCTCGTTTGACACCTCGTGGCCCCTCTAATGGGCTGCTACGTCTCTCAGGTATCGGCAAGCCAGCTCGTCAACTATGGTATGACAGCAGAGGCTACGATAGAGAGGCATTGTCAGGAGATAA